TTAATTCTCATGAGATTCATCAATCTTATCGTCGTCCATTGTTCCGCCACCCGCTGCGACCGCTGCTATACGGAGCACGACTTGACGACAGACCACCTGCGCCGGGGCTTCTCCGGCGCAGGTTATCATTTTTATATCCGCAAGAACGGTGACATCAAGTCCCTGCGTCCCTTGTCCCTGCCTGGTGCCCATGTCCGGGGTTGGAATGCAGGTAGCATCGGTGTCTGCTACGAAGGCGGTCTTGACGAGTGCGGTCGCCCTGCCGATACACGCACCCTTTTTCAAAAGCACTCCCTGCGTGTGCTTGTGTTGCTGCTGCTGAAGGATTATCCCGGTTCCCGGCTTTGCGGTCACCGCGACCTGAGTAAGGGGGACAGAACGAATTGTGTGTAAATCATAAACAAGGAAAATATGATGAAACTCCGATGAATAAAGGGATTGATACGCATTGACCTCAAATGCCGAATACAAATCGAATTGTTACATTCGGTTACATTAGAGTTACATCTGGCCGACTTTTAAAACCTTCTAAACGGTTATGTGTTACATTGAGGAAATATGAAGGCTGAATTGATGCGTTTAGGGGCACAATTCAGCCTTTTTTGTGCGGGATAGTGTGGGTTACTCCTGAGTGCTACGGATGAGGTGGGACTGCTTGATAATGGCCCTACGGGTTATTTTGACGACACCATCGTATAGACCGGCATGGAGAAGGCTGCTCTGCTTGATACCTATTTGAGTGTCGTTCAAAACGGTATAAATGACACTGATGCTGCCGAAATAATAGTCCTTCTTCTCGAAAATGAGGTGAACGTGGATTACTTTAGTCATATTGTTGCTATTTAGAAGTTTCTTTTGCAAAGATATTCCAAATAATTAATATATAGAAGTATTTGAATTGCAAAGATTTACTGTTTAGAGCGTTTAGACAGACTTCTTATTTGGATGATCCGAAATCAGTGGATAGGGAAATTCTTGTCGGTGACTTATAAAGTGTGGAAGTGTTAAAAAGTGGAATGGACTTACTAATGGACTTACCTGAATGGACTTACGATAATGTATATATCGTTTACTTTTGTATAAAATGGACTTACGATTTCGCATTAAAAAAAGGATGTTTTGGGTATGATGTTTCTTTTGAAGTGGTGTATTATAACGTTTTAATAAATATTTATAGGGGGATAGTATAGTCGTTTTTCAATGTGTTAGCATTGTAAAGCTTGTATAAGTAGTTGATTTGTAGTATTTATTAGCGGAATAAGTGGTACTTTAGTGGCATAAATGTGTGCGCGGCACTAAATATCGCAGGATGGAGCAGTAGGTAGCTCGCATGGTTCATACCCATGAGGTCGCAAGTTCGAGTCTTGCTCCTGCCACAAAATATGTTTGAAGGTGTGACAACCGTTCCCGCTAATCAGTGCTCCGGCTGAGGGAATAAAATGGCGGAGATTTAAGGTAATTGATTGTTGGATAACAAATGCTCCCGGTGATTGTGCCGGGAGCTTCTTAACAGATTGCTGAATATGAAATGTGTGAAATCTTTTAGATGCTTCAAATATGGTGGCTATATTAATGAAATCTCAATTATGCATGGATTGAAAAAATGGCTAAATAGAAGATTGAAAAGAAGAATCATCAATAAACTTCTTTCCAACCCTAATCATCGCCCAAGCTTTGAGACTACTGTGCTCATAGCTGATGACATATTTCGGTATATTAAAAATGATTTTGCCGATGACTCCCAGTAGGAAATACTGTTTTATTTTCACTATCCACTGATGGAAATACAGCTGGGATGGAGAACTTTATGTTAGTTACAGATATGTTTTTTTCCTCCGTGCTCTTATTTCCACCAATAGCAAATGCACCAAATGCTACACCTATTCCCGATTTGTTCCCTTCACCGGTAGTGGCCGTTAAGGCTACTTCAAATTCGACATCTTGTATCGGATATTTCTTGTTTTTAATTACTGCATGATTATATTCTTCTCCAGAAGTGTAACAACTTGGATTGATAACTGCACCATATTCAATAGTCGCTTTTTGTGCTTCCTTTACCCCTTGAGTAATCTGAAGTAGAGTCTCTTTTACAAATTCTTTCAGTTCCATATTCTTGATTTTAAATGGTTCTTAATTACTGTTTGAATGCTCTTTTTTTACTGGGCAGTGGCAGATGTTGCATTGTCGGCATTGGGTGGCGAAGAAGGTTTCTTTGTAGAAGCAGGCTTCGCATGGCCTAAACCCTCAGGATGAGAGGTGGAGGATTCGGGGTATTTGGCTTTGAGGGTGGCGAGTTCCTCGGTCATCACACGGAGTTCGGACTGGAGGTGGTCGATTTGGGCTTCCTTCTTATCGAGCTTATCCATGAGGCGGAGAAGTACGGTGTCAGACGACATAGGGGTATCTATAGATGTGGTATCTGGCAGAGTAGGCACGTCATCAGTGCGAAGCATAGGGCCTTTACCAGATAATAACCACTTTAAATCAATAATATCAGAATATTCTGATATTGAAAAACGTCGAAAGAAGTCGTAACTTGGTGCAGACTTCATATTCATAACATCATAGACTGTCTGGGCGCGTTCATAGCCAAGTTTAACAGCGAAACCATTGCGTGTATCACCAGTATATTGCAAGATTTCTGCTATTCTTGCAGAAATTTCTGCATTTTTATTTTCTTTTCCTTTGCTCATATCAGAATATTCTGTAAGTTTGCAGCGTGTTCAAATGAAACAGCCCCAAAGATAAGAATAATTTTAATCAGTATATAGATATGGAAAAGAAAATCAGACAGAAGATTGAGCTGGACGCAGAAGGTAAGGCTAAGCTTGCCAAGGCATTCGGTGTGACGGTTCAGAACGTAAGCCAGGCACTACGATTCAAAAGGAATAGTCCGACAGCCTTTCAAATTAGGGAGGCGGCACTGAAGAATGGAGGGCGGAAGCTGGATATTTACGATGTTACCGATGAGACGAAGCATCAGGTGAAGATATTGGATTCTAAAGGGAACGTGAAGGCGGTAATTGCGAACGATACAATAACTTTATAAATGGTATGGATATGAAGAATTCGACTCAAATTTTAGTGCAAAAGATATATGAAATTCTGCTCCTTCCGCATGCAGAAAGAGTGCAACCAATGACTGAAATAAATCAGTCTCTGTTAAGCCTTGGCTACAACGAAAAGCAAGTAAGGCAAATCATGAAAAGTGCAGGCGTTTCTCAGAGTCTACTTTTCATAGTGAATACTCGTATTCCTCTTCACGGGCAGCTGCCATGAGAATTTGAAACTCTTGTGCAAATGCTTGCAGAACATTCATATAATGTTGATATGTAAATATAGATTTCTGGAAAGTGATATCAAAGACCCAATGAGGCGTACTGTCGATTCTTCTATAATTCAATTTATACTCAAAATCGAATATCTCACAGAGTTTTATACATTTTTCTTCAAATCCATCAATCATGCTTCCATCATCAACAACAGAAATATGAGCGTCTGTAAACTCAAAAGAGACGGTAACAAAAGTTGTAGTCATGATTATATAACATTTTTAGTTAGACAGCTGCAAATGTAGCGAAACTATCCCGGTTCGGGATGAATAGGGATAGATTTTTCAATTGAAATTAAAGAAAATAGATATGAATAGAAAATTGACAGAAAAAGAAGTGGCGTTCCTGCAGGAGTTGCGGGAACTGATGGCGAAGCACAGTGCCATGTTGTATTCGGAAGATGACCATGTGTGTTTCGATGTGGAGTACTCCGATGCGGATGACCCGGTGGAACCGGTCATGTTACCCGATGGCATCACCGTGTTTTACGATTTGGATGATTTCATAGAACAGAACTCTTAAACTTGACAAAATATGAAAACTTGGAGACGAATTCAGAAAGTTGCCGTGGCTGTGGGCATGACCTACGGGCTGTGGCTGGGAACGAATGTTGATGCTACGGCTTCGGACAGCCGCAACGCATTTGTGATTGTGGTGTTGTCGGCCATCGTGGCGATATCGCTTTGCATGCCCGACGGGAAAGAGACTGAGACAGCTTAGAAACAGCTTGTTCGGCAAGTTCGGAGCTTCTCCTGCGGAAGCGGCCGCCACCCCGGTTCGATGCCGGGGCTTGCACTAACTGAAAATTTTAAGTTTCTGATTATGGAAATGTACGGTAAGAAAATATGTGTCAGTTGCAAGGAACTTGTAGAAGGCGGCATAATCAGCAAGCCCACTTATGACAAATATGTCAATGTCGGTAAACTGACGGTTGCCCGGCGTGGAGCAAGGAACCGGGAAGCATTGGTTTATTATGACAGTATGTACCCGCCCGTCCGCATTGCTTACGATACCAAGAATCCCGATGCCAAAGAACGTCTTCAAGAACAACTCAAAAAGCAACAGATTACCCCTATGAATATCCGATTAAAAAGCGATGATAAGGCTGTGAAGTTCTACAAGGCCTACACTCCCAAGATTTCCATGGACCGCCAGAAAGAGTATGTGCTCAATGCCAAAGTGATGAATGCCATGATGGTGCAGGAAAACGGGCTGAGAAGCAAGCATAGCGAACACGGCTATACGCACAAGAAGCTGGTGCGCAAAACGGTTGTCGCCCTATGTGAAGAGCTGCGCGAGTCCTTCAAGCACACGCTCCCCAAGAGCGAACCCCGCCTGATGGAAAAATTCGAGGATTACAAGAAGTATGGTTATGCAGCACTGGTCAGCGGAACCACCGGCAACCAGAGCTCCCGCAAGATAGGCGCGCGTGAAGGCCGCATCCTGCTGCGGCTGAAACGAAGCAAGTTCCCGGTATATACCGACCAGCAGATATTCGATAAGTTCAACGAGATAGTATCCGAACGCAATGCGCGTGTCGCCCGTGAGGAAGACAAGCTGAAACCTATAAAGTCTCCGCAGACGGTCATTAACTATCTGTATAAGACCAGCATCAAGCTTTGGTGGTATGGCGTGGTATATGGCGAAATCGCCTTCAAGAACGAGTTCATGCCGCAGTTCGACACCAAGCTTCCGCAGATGCCGAACACGCTGTGGTATGGTGACGGTACGAAACTGAACCTCTACTATAAAGACTACGACAAGAAAAACAAGCGCATGGTGGCCCGCACCATCGACGTGTACGAGGTGATGGATGCCTGCTCGGAAATGTTCCTGGGCTACTCGTTCGGCGTAGAGAACTTCCTTACCCAATATGATGCCTACCGCATGGCTCTGGAAACCTGGAAAGTGAAGCCTTACGAGATTGTGACCGATAATCAGGGCGGGCATAAGAAGCCGGAAGCACAATACTTCTTCAAAAGAATCTGCCATCTGCACAAAACGACGATGCCGCACAACGGACAATCCAAAACCATAGAAAGTGCTTTCGGTCGCTTCCAGCAGCAGGTGATACATAAGTTATATAACAATACCGGACAGAATATCACCGCCGTAAAAGAAAGCAGCCATGTCAACGTGGACCTGATAATGAAGAATATCTCCCAGCTCCCTACCTTGGAAGAGATGAAGGAACAATACCTGCAGTGCCGCCAAGAATGGAACAATATGCAGCATCCCACCAGCGAAACCGGCATGACACGCATGGAGATGTACACCACGCTCAACAGTCCGAATGCCGAACCGCTGGACGATTATGAGGTGCAGGAACTCTTCAAGCTCCTCAGCAAGGACAGCGTGAAGTACAACAAGCAAGGCTTCATCTTCGAGCGCAACAAGCAGGAGTACCGCTACATGGTCTATGGCGAAGACGGGCTGGTGGACATGAATTTCCACATGCAGAATGTAGGCGTCAGCTTCCGCTACCGCTACGATCCCAAAGACATGACATCCGTAGAGCTTTGGGAAGTCTGCGCCAAAGGCGAACTGAAATACGCCGCCACCGCTACACCTAAAGTGGTTATCCATCGCGCCACCGCCGAACGCACGGAAGGGGAAAGCGAACGTCTCTTTGCCCAGATACGTGCCCAAAAGCGTGCACTAGCAGGACACTACATCGCCTGCGAGGAATTATTGCTCGAAGAAGGCATGAGCGAAGCTTACACCAAACTAGTGATGCCCATTCCGGTGGGTGAGTCGCAGAAGAGCATGGAGCGGCAGCGCAAGGAATATGCCGACGAGGAACTGGCGGCTCCGGTGCAATATCCCGAAGGTGTGGGACCTGGAACTTACGAGGCGGAACCGATAGGCATCGCCTCCCCCGGAGAATATACCAAGCAGATATCCGGCATGACGGATATAGATTTCTACGAAAGCCTTATAGGCAGCAATTAAACAGTATTCAACAATCAATTAAATACCATTCGAACGATGAAAGAACTCAGTAAACAAGACAAGGATGCCATCCGTGACGCATTGACGGAGTATTGCAGCAACTATTCCAGCCAGAACCGTGCGAGTGAAAGTCTGAACGGTGTCAGCGCAGCCACTGTATCACAGATTTGCAATTCCAAGTACACCAGTATCAGCGACGATATGTTCAGCCGCATAGCCGCACAGATAGGTTTCAGTATGGACCGCTGGACGCTGACCGACAGCAACGCTTTCCAGCGCATCACTTTTGCCATGACCGATGCGCAGGTATACAAGAACACCACCTGGGTGGTGGGCGATGCAGGCTGCGGCAAGACCACTGCCGCCATTGAGTACCGCCGCACACACCGTAACGTGTTCTATATCCTTTGCTCGGAAGATATGAAGAAAAGCGACTTTGTGCGCGAGATAGCCAAGCAGGTGGGCGCTCCGGTGGACGGGACGAACCTGCGTGACATCTTGGAGTATGCCATTTCCATGATTGCCTATCTGCAAACCCCGCTAATCATCTTTGATGAAGGCGACAAGCTGACCGACAGCGTGTTCTCCTACTTCATCAGTATCTATAACCGTCTGGAGAACAAGGCAGGCATCGTGTTCCTCTCTACCGACTACATCAAGCGGCGTGTAGAGAACGGCCTTCGTTACAACAAAAAAGGCTACAAGGAGATAAACAGCCGTATCGGCCGCAAGTTTTTCGATATCAACATCGCCACCGAGCAGGATATCTATGCCATCTGCCAGGCGAACGGGCTGACCGAACCGGGTGAAGTAAAACGGGTTCTGCGTGAGGCCCAGCAAGGCGAGTATGACCTACGTCGGGTGAAACAGGTGGTGCATGCCTGCAAGCGCATTCTGGAAGCCAAGAAGATGAAAGGAGAACAAGCATGAGCGAAGGGGCAAACGATGTACGCACCTTTGCCCGCAACGCCAAAGGAGTGCGCGAACTGCTTTCCATGAAATTCGACACGCTGCCTTTCGAGGGCAAATGGCACGATGCTTTCGGCACTCCCGAGAGATGTGGTGTGTGGATAGTATGGGGAAAGTCGGGCAGAGGAAAGACTTCTTTCGTGATGAAGCTCTGCAAGGAACTGTGCAAGTACGGCCGCGTGGTTTATGACAGTCTGGAAGAGGGAATCAGCCTGACTATGCAGGATACCGTGAGACGCAGCAATATGTTGGAGGCCAACCGCCGATTCCTGCTGGTCTGTGAACCGATGGATGAACTTAGCCTGCGGTTGAAACGGCAGAAGTCACCCGACTTCGTGGTGATAGACAGTTTTCAATATACGCAGATGACCTACGCCCAGTACATCAAGTTCAAGGAACGGCACAAGAACAAGTTGCTGATTTTTATCAGCCACGCCAGTGGTCAGAACCCGGACGGGCGCAGTGCCAAGAAAGTGCAGTACGACGCTTCGCTGAAAATCTATGTGGAAGGCAAGCGGGCAACCTCTCACGGCCGTTTCATTGGCCCGAAAGGATATTATGACATCTGGCCCGAAGAGGCCGAAGTTTATCATGGAGAAAAATTTATAGAGCAGGAATAGTTATGAGGACAATCAAAGACAAACCCATCACGCCGGGGCAGCTCAAAGCCCTGCACGCCACATTCCATAAGTTGGGCATGGACGATGACGCGCGACACGAGTGTATCGCTGCCTTTACTGCCGGACGTACTGCCAGCAGTAAGTATCTCACCATGAACGAAGCCCGCCTGCTACTCTCCCGCCTGAATGAGGATGATGTGAAGAAGCGGGATATGGAATTGGCGGAGATACGAACACTGCTTCGCAGCATCTACTTCCTCTCTACGCAAATATCCTTTCTGAACAAGGATTTCCCGACTGATACGGAAGAGGACAGAAAGATGAATATTGCAAAGTTAAACGTATGGGCACGTAAATACAGCCGTTTCCGCAAGGATATCCGCTATATGGATATCAACGAACTGCGTGCGGTAAAAAAGCAACTGGAGGCCATTGCCCGTAAAGAGAATGATGCAGAACTATAATAACAGAACGATATGATAACGAAACAAGAAATCAACCGTGCACTTGCCATTCTTCGCAAGAAAGGCGACGTGAAGAGTCTGGAACAAGCATCCGTCATCAGCGACCGCTTGAATGAGCGCAGTGTATTCAGCAAGTATATCGAAGGAGTAGCCGATGCCCACCGCAACGAGGAAGTGTATTTTGCATGCCGCGACGCGGCGAGATTTCTCAAAGGCGAACTGGCGTTTGAGGAACTTGTGCCGGATGCCGACAAATATCCGATTCCGCTCGAAACGCCTGCACCCAAAAAGGAACGGCAGACAGTCAGCGTGCAGGAATTCGAGGCCCTGAAATGCAAGGTCAAGCAACTGGAAGGCTTTGTGGAGGACCTGCTGAAAGAGCGCCGCCAGCAAGCCGAATACCAGAAGCTGCCGGACACCAACCGTGCCGACTTCATCGGCCAGAAGGAAGCAGCGGAACTTGTGGGATGTAGTCGCGAAACGCTGAATGCCTGGCAGCGTAAAGGCTTTGTCACCGGTTATCGCAAGGCGGGGCTGGTCTATTACAGCAAAAGTGAGCTTGCAGCCAGTCCCGTCGTGCAGAACTTCATCAATATAAAAGATAGGAGGAAATAAGTATGAAAGACCGCAGCACCGGCTACATGCCCCGAAACTACACCTCCGACCGCAGGGAACGCCACAGCCTGCTTGCCGCACGGCTCGAAGCCTGCGCCGACCGCCTCTGCGACCTGCAGGACCGCCTGATGGCGGGCACTTCCGCCTTGAAACCGATAGAGTACGACCGCCTGCTCGATGACTACCGTGCCGAACTCGTCCGCTACGACCGCATCGACCGGGAACTGGTGGAGCTCGAGGCGCCCACAAAGACCAAGGAGTACATCGAAGGGCGGCGTATATACCAGCAGTACAAGAACAAGATAAATTATTAACCCTATAAAACGATAAGGATTATGGCAAGAACCAAGAAAACATTAGTCAGCGGCGTCAGCCGCGAGCAGGCCGAGCAGGCGTTCGCCGACTTTGCGGCAGCCGATGCCCAAGTACAGAACCTGACCTCCAAGATGGACATCGAGATGACCCGTGTCCGCGAAAAGTATGCCGGACGGCTGGCCGAACTCTCCGACGTGAAGGACGGAGCCTTTGAAATCATGCAGGCGTATGCCGTGGAGAACAAGGAAGAACTGTTCGCCAAGAAGAAGAGTGTGGAATCAGCCCACGGCGTGTTCGGTTTCCGCACCGGCACACCGAAGCTGAAGAACTTGAAGGGCTTCACCTGGGCGGCGGTGACCAACCTCTGCAAGGAGCTTCTCCCCTCGTACATCCGCACATCGGAGGAACTGGCGAAGGACAAGCTGCTGGCCGACCGCGAACTGCCCGAAGTGGCGGAGTACTTCCCCAAGATAGGCGTGCAGGTGGTGCAGGACGAGACGTTCTATGTGGAACCCAAGAAAGAGAACGATGCAGTTCCGCAGTGACATGAAAGAGGTACACCGCTGGTACCGATACCGTCCGTGCGGCAGATGCTGGGCGGTGTATCTCAATGTCACTTACCGCCAGGGGGACAGTTTCCCTCCGAAGATATCGACACACGGGACAAAGGTGGGGGAATATCTGACCAGGGAAGAGGCGCGGCGGGAGGTGTACAGACTGAACGGTTGGACCTATAAAGAAAGGGAAGCATGAGCGTGAAACAGAACGGGGTGCTAATAACTGCACCCCTCTTCGGAACGGGACGGGAAACCGTCGGAGAATTTCCGGGTTACTCCTGCGGCTATTGCCAGGGCAACGGCTGGCTCTGGAATCCGGAAATCATCCATGAGCGGGTGAAGATGCCCTGCCCGAAATGTGGCGGTACCGGCAAGGTGAAGGGCATCGTTACGGTGGAATGGGTGCCGGACGGGGAAGTGAAAGCCTGCTTCAAAGAGAATTCAAACAACGTTTAAATCCTGATACAGACCATGCAGCGTATTCCCGTGAAATACATCGTCCAGATAGACAATTTCCACGTGGCGGATTTCATCTTCTACAGGAACTACTACGAACAGCCGTGCTCCCTGCTCCTGCAGAAGCCCAAGACGGAAGGACTCACCGCCATCCGTCTGGTGGTGGACAGCGACGAGGCGGCAAGTTTTCTGTACAGGGCAAAGGAGAAGACGGGGTGCAGGCTGTATCAGGTGGATTAAAAAAGGAAAGATATCATGGAACAATTTACTCAGTTATCCACACCCGTACAATGCACTAGCATTGTATGCGCTACAATAATATGCATAGCGGTATTGGTGTATTTTTATAAGTTGTTTAACTCTTAACAAAATAAAAATGAGGCAAGTCTGTAAGACTTGCCTCATTAGGGCGATTTATGCTTTTAAGTACTATTTGATACCATAGATTTCTGTTATCAACTATAGTGCCTACCATCCAGTTATTATAAAGCCTCCTGTGATGATGGAATGAATAACTCCAATGAGACCAATAATAGCAACGAGGAAACATAAAGTTTCAAGCATAAACTTTCCAATCAATTTTATGTTAGATTGGGATTTTTTACGCCCAATCTAACAAATTAATTTTTTCATAATAAAAATTAATTTGTTATACGGCAATATTGCCTAACATTTGGCAGGGATTTGAACCCACAAAACGTTTGTTAGACGTTTTCTTCCATAGTCGCAAATGCTGTAACAAAAATACAAAAGTGAAATTATAAAAAAAAATATTATGGCAAAGATTTATGTAACAAGTAGTTGGAAAAATGTATTTCAACAGGACATTGTAGCTATTCTCCGTGATTTAGGACATGAGGTTTACGATTTTAAGAATCCTTTTCATGGTAATGGTGGTTTCCAATGGTCTGATATAGATCCTGATTGGCAGAACTGGACAACAGAGCAATATCGTGAAGCTCTTAATCATCCGATTGCACAAAAAGGATTTGATTCAGATTTTAATGGCATGAAGTGGGCGGATGTCTGTGTTATGGTTCTTCCTTGTGGTCGGTCGGCTAATACGGAAGCTGGATGGATGAAAGGTGCAGGTAAAAAGGTAATGGTTTATTCTCCGAAAGAGGAAGAGCCGGAACTTATGTATAAGATATACGATTTTGTGAGTGATAACATATTTCGTATCAATGATAAGATAATTGGCGTATAACAAATCAGAAAGGAATCAAATGAGAACACCAATAACATACTACGGAGGTAAGCAGCAGCTGGCAGCCAAAATAATTTCCATGATGCCGGTGCATAAGATTTACTGCGAGCCTTTCTTTGGTGGCGGTGCTGTTTTCTTCCAAAAACCGAAAAGTTATCTTGAGGTAATCAATGACAAGAATGATAGGTTAATCACTTTCTACCGGCAGGTGCAAGAACATTTCGACGAATTGCGCTACCTGGTAGAGAACACTCTTCATTCGGAAACAGAATACCTGAAGGCTAAAGATTTCTATAACGGTCGGGTTCCGGCCGGAGACTTAGAGATAGCTTGGTCGGTATGGATGATTACCAATGGTTCGTTTTCCGGAAGTATGCACGGTGGCTGGAAATGGTGTAATGGCTCGGCAGGAAGCCATACCGGTGTGTTCATGCGAAACAAGCGTTCCGAGTTTAACGAAACCCTCCGTTCTCGTCTGGCCGAGGTACAGATTTCTTGCCGGGATGCTCTGGATGTTATTAAGCAACGAGACACACCGGAAACGTTCTTCTACCTGGACCCACCTTATCCAGGATGTACTCAAGGTCATTACCGTGGATATACCCACGAAGAATTGTTCCAGATGCTCACCGTCCTGCAGGGAATAAAAGGAAAATTCATCTTATCTAACTTTTGGTGTCAGACATTACGGTACTTTGTTGCTGTGAATAAATGGCACGTTGAAAAGATAGATATGCCTCTCAAAGTCGCCAATCTCACTAAGGCGAAACGTAAGACAGAGATTTTAATAAGTAACTATGAGCTAAACCCGATGTTGTTTGGCTAAAAACAAATCGGAAATGAATCAATCTTATCCCGGTGTGGTTTGACCGCCTATCCGAGAACAAGGTATGTTCTTGTGGCTGTTTTGCACATTTCGTGATTGAAAAGTTGGCAAACTCGCGGAAAATGCCGTTATTTGTAGCGTGTTCAAAATGGAAGTATGAATGATTCCGATACATGAACCTTTTGGGTAAGCAAGTGTTTTATAAGATATAATCAATATAGAATGGAGGCAAATATGTGTGTAATAAAAGAAATTGGTCGGTTCTTGAAGAAAGGGGCAGATACGTTTCGTGAAGCTTCCCAAGGACGATATTACGAAGAATCAGAGGCTATTGATGAACTGAAAAAGGAGATGTTTGGCAAAGAAGAAAAGCGCTCCGATGACAAGGCTAATCTGTTACGTGACCGCAGATCCGTAGAAGGCGATGTACGTAAATCATTGACTAATTTGGTTGTAGGATAATAATGGGAAAACAAGAAATCAAACAGAAGGAGACACAAGTTTCTACCAATGGAGGCATAGGAAAGTAATTGGAACAAACTTTTACGGTGGATGATAATTGTTTGCCCTCACCAGGTGAATTACAGGCTTATAAAAATATTGACCCTCGAATAGTGGATTATTTAATAGATGCTTCAGTCAAAGAGCAAACGCATCGTCATGCAATGGATAAGCAGAAACTTCAAATTATAAAAAAAACGGAAGGACGTATTGGAAGAATGAATTGGTGGGGAATGTTCTTTGCTTTTCTTTGTATACTTGTCTTTTCGACAGTTACAGGTTACGCTTTGTATTTGGATAAGCCTTGGTTTGCCGGTATAATGGGAGGTGCTGTGTTGATTTCAATTGTCTCAATATTCGTCAAGGGTAATTCGGAAGAGAATTCAGCAAAAAAGAAATGATGGTTGCTTTCTCTCAACCAGTAATAAGGCAAAAGCCGCTGCGGTCCTCCCGTCAGCGGCTTTCTTTTTGTCTTTTTGTTCTTCTGTCCAAGAGCCTCACTCTCCCGGTTCCCCCAGGCACTCCGTTATCGCCTCGTGCTGCAGCGGCGTCAATGCGCGCTGTCGGGGTTTGTAGTGCAGCTGTTCCAGCCGTTCCTGCAGTTCGGTGTTCAGCTTTATCCATCGGTGCAGCTGTGCCGAGGCGCTGCGGGGTGTGGAGTTCGGGAAATAGGCTTGTGCCAGGTCACTCATGTAGATTGCTTTCATAGTGCTTTGCAAGTTAAGAATTAATAATGAAAGAATGAAAGGCTGCGCTGCAGCAGGGCAAAAAACTACCCGTAAGTAGTTGGTCGGCTACTTACGGGTAATTGTTCGTTTACTACTGCGTAGTCATTGCACTGCTACCGGGCGGTTCTCAGCCCAGCGGGTTCTCCCCCTGGTTGCCGTCGCTGCCTCCCCCGGTATTTCCGCCGTCATCGGGCAGGGGCGCTTCACCCTTCTTGGCCACACGCTTGAAGGTAAGCCCGCCGTCGCCCGCACGGGTGGCAGCCTTCACGGGCTTGCCGGGGCGGAACTGGACGGTGGCTTCGGTGATGTTGGCGCTGGTGAACTTCTTCTCGGTTTCGGCGCCGGTGCTGCACAGCTGCAGCTGGAAGCTGCCGAAGTTCTCCAGACGTACAATCTTGCCTGCCGACAGGTGCCGGTTCACCTGCTTGATGAGGGCGCGGATGGCGTTCAGCACGTCACCGTCCGTCAGGGAGGTGGCGTAGGAGATGTCTTCGGCCATTTCGTCCATGTTCACTTCGCCGCTGGCCTGCGCCTTGGCGTAATATTTCTTGGGGGCGGTTTCATCGCCCGGTTTTGTGCTCATCAGAGCAAGGGAATAGTTTACCATTTCATTTACGATTTTACAATGTACGATTTACAATTTGGCTGCGCTGTACGGGCGTGCACAAATTGCGTTCACTCTGTCTTGTTTCGCGAAGAAGACGGTGCAAAGGTGGGCGAAACGGGCTATTCCGTGTTGTAGTATGTGCTTTCTGGCGGCATTAGTTGCATTAATGGGTGTTTATAATTATTTTTGCATAGGGTTTTCAGACAGTTTCAGGGTAATCACAAATCAGTTTTTAGGGTATGAAGAAATATCATCGTTCCATTGTTGGCCGGAGCTATGCGCACCGGGTGAAAGAAATTCTCCGCATCTACGACGAGCACAGCCGCAGCGGCCTGAGTAACCGCGAGATTCTTCGCCGCTACATCTGGCCGCTCTATCCCATCTGTGAAAAGACATTCTATAACATCATCAACGCCAGTGCCGACCCGCGCGTGCTGCGCCAGCAGGAGGAACTGGAGCGTCAGCTTTCGCTGTTCTGAATTTCTTCGGCCACGGTAGTGGTATACTCCATCTCATAGACTTTGATGCATCCGGGTAGCGAGAACTGCCGGTTGGCACGGCGCACCAGGGCGGTGGCACACCCTTCGAACCGCCAGCCGTGCAGGCAGCTGTTCAGTCGCCGGGCAAGCGCCATGCGTTCGGCCACATGCTGTTCCTGTGCGCTGCCGTAGTGCGTGTCGTCGTAACAGTCGAAGGCAAGCCGGACGGTGACGGTGGTCTTGCCGTGCTGGAGGTTGCCCTTCAGGTTTTCCCAGAGGGTTTCGGGAATGCCGATAAGGACGCAGGGGAAGGTTACGGGGTACTGGTCCTCACCGCCCGCAAGGGCTTCGAGCTGGCCGTAGTCTTCGTCGATGAGGGAGACGGTGCTGCCCATTTCCTTTGCAATCTGTTGCTGGAGGTCATTGAATAGTTGTTCCATGATATAAATGTGCTAATGTGAATAATGTGCCATTGTACTAATCGGCTGCTATGATTTTGCGGATTTCTGTATCCAATTTATCGTTTATCTTCTGTTCCAGTTCCGGTCCGGGCTTGGATGGCATGAACCGGCGCTGGGGGATGCGGACGGTGAGCTTTGTCTTCTTGGTCAGTGCCAGGCGCTTCCAGAAGGTATCCTTCTTCTTGTCGCCACCGGCTTCGCGGTAATGCTGCGCCCAGGCATAGCGGCGCATCTTCGGAGTGACGGTGGGGTGCGTGGTGCCACCCCGGTTATGAACAGCAGCGTAAGGTACACGGGTGTAGACGGTGACTTGGCCGTCGCCCGGTGTGTACCCGATGCTGCCCGAAAGATGGTTCCTGCCGGAGAGCAGTGGGCCGTATTGCGCACCGGCACTGTTTCCACCGCTCCTCTGCCGTTTGGTATCCGGCCATTTGTGGAAGCCATTGTGGGTGAAACCGCCGCGCCGGAAGTCTTCCTCGATGTGTCGTTTGGCAATGTTCCCGGCCAGTACGGGCATGCGTCGGCGTGCCAGGTCGTCCACCTGCTTGCGGTATTGCAGGATGCGGCGGTTAAATTCTTGAATATTCATTGTTTATTAAATAAATAGATGTATATTTGTGCATGGAAATAGCTTTTAAGTCTATGCCGGATTGTATTTCCGGCCGTGATTTAGAGGCTATTTCTCTTTCAGCTGGTTCAGGATATTCGGGCTATCCGAAATACTGTACAGAATCTTGCTTCCGTCCTCATATTCCTTTACGACAATCCAACTCTTGTCTCCCAGTATTTTAATCTCAAACAGATGCACCCACTTGGAACCCGGTTTCGGGCTTGCATCCTTTCCATATCCCAGGTATTTTGCTTTCTTCAGTACGCTGCCTATCTGAAAGATAAGTTCGTTCTTGTGGGCGTAGTGCACATGCGGCTGGTTGGTCCATTCGTCAATACTGCGGCGGGATATGGCAATTTCCCCTTTGAATTCGGGATGTACAAGGGTGGTTCCCTGAAGTTCCGCCCTGGCTTCCTTCTTGATTTCCTTGGTACGTTCCGAGTACTTTCCGTCCTGGTCATGCTGCGGCTCCACCTTCACCTTGGCATAATCGGGGAAATAGTTTTTCAGGAATGTCATCACCGCATCCTTTGCACCTTCGTATGCATTGGCGATGTACGGATGCGTGTCGCTGAACAGCTTCCCGTCCACACCCGGATTGTTGTCCAGCCCCGGTGCAGGCCGGTCTTTCGGGTCGTTGCTGCGCGGCGCTCCAGTAGGCGGCTCGTCGGTAGCGGACAGTGAGCACTTGCAGTTCCAGCGGTCGCCGGGACGGTGCATGTTCCAGAAGGGGTGGCTGATGGGCAGGATGGTACCCCAGAACACTTTATGGTCGGCTCCCGGATTGGCGCTGGTGCTGGGCATCCACTCCAGGTTCGGCAGGATGTCGGCATACTGCTCGAAGCGTTGCCAGTCGGCAGCCTGGCGGGCACGGATGACGGCGGTGTTGTATTCCGTGCGCAGCCAGTGTCCTATGTGGTGGTCGAGCATGGGGTGAACATCGTTTTTCCACTGTTCAAACGGTTTTAAAACACCGTTTGAATCGTAGAGCTGTGCGGCAATATCGTTCTGCATGCGGTGCACCTTGAAGGCGGAGAAGACGGCGTTGCCTTGCTCCAGCTTTTGCCTGAAGCCCGGGGTGACTTCCGCACCGGACTTGCTGAGACCTTTGTTGGTGGCATCGGTCATGATGCGGAAGGTCTCGTTGAAAAGAGTTTCTTCTATCTCCGTCATGGGGTGGAAGTTCTTTTCGTATACGCGCTTGAGGGAGCGTCGCAGGGCGCGGTCGTCGAAGACGAAGGCGGTGCTAACGTCGTCATCGTCATCGGCTGCATTGCGATAAAGCTCGTCGACTACTAGTCTAAAGCCCCGTTGCCGTGCGGGGCGTCCGCGAAAAAAGAGGTTGTGCGGTTTTGGGGAGATTTGTCGGCCAGGTGTTTCGCTGCCACCTCCCCCTGCTCCTCGGAGGAAGAGAATGAAGATAGTCCGAAGAAGTTGGCGGCTTTCTTCTTTTCTTCCATTTCCGCTTTCAGCTGCTCGTAGTTATCGGGACGTTCGATATTCAGCTGCTCGTACAGATAGTCGTCGGACATGGGGAGGTTGAACACACTGACAGCCTTTTCAAGCAGTTCGGCCTTTGTCTTCACCTGCTCCAGGTCGGCCTCCTCCACATAGACGAATTCTCCGCCCGCGGTGTTCACTCCCAGAGCGGCAAACTGGTCGGTCATGTCGTAGTTCAGCAGGTTGAGGATGGCGAGGGCGTCCTGCTCCACAAGTTCCTGCTCCACCTTGTTGTGCACGGTTCCAAGGGCTTGCGTACCCGTCTCGCTGGCTTCGGTGGTGAGGGTATTGCCCAGCACGGCCTTGCTCATTTCGGCGTTGCAGCGGTCCACGAAACTACTGTACAGCTCACTGCTGCCGGTGGTGTTGCCCGTCTCCACGAATTCCAGATTGGAGCCTTCGGGCTGGAAATAGGTGGCAGCGCCACCCTGGCTTCTGGCGGCATCCATGGCAGCAGTAAGTGCATCAGGGTCGGCGGCATCGTAGGTGTATTTGCGTATGGGCATGCCAAAAAGCTCGGAGAACTGTGCCCAGTCGCCCACGGTGCCCCGCTTGTAGATGACGTAGGGAGCACAGCGCGCCAGTACGCCCAGCGGTTCCTTACCTCGTATCATCAGCAGGTCGGGGTATTCGTCGAAACTCTCGCCGGTAATATCGTTCTGGCGGGTCTTGATGATGCGCAGCACGGGGTCTACGTGCTTGCGCGGCACCAGATAGTAGTCTATCCAGCCCTTGTCGTTGATGTAGAACTGTACCAGCGTGAAGCCCCAGTACTGGGCGTCGAGCGCATCTTCGAGGAAGCGCAGGAACCAGGGGGAGGATATCTGCTCGTTCACCTTGTCGTCGGGCATTCCGTTGCGCCGGAACTCTATCTTGCGGCCCAGCACGCCGCTCTTGCGTTTCTGGATGACGGAGAAGAGGTGCGGGTCCATCAGGCTCTCGGAGTAGATATCGTAGATGCGCACGCGCTGTGTGAAGTCCACGTTCTCAAAGCTGCGGATGCCTTGCATGTAGTCGTCCAGCCCGATGCCGAAACGCTGGGGCTGTGTCAGTATGATGGTGGCACCCGGGCGGGTGACGTTGCTGCCTTCGGTGATGCGCTGCTTGCTGTGGGGCGCCTTGTTCCAGAACTTCGGGAAATTGATTCTTTTCATAAATGGGTCGTTCGTTTGGGATTACTACTGAACATCCAGGGGCTGTCCTGCTTCCTTTCTTCATCGGGCAGTCCGGGTGCACCGTCTACGGTGATTTTGAATGCCGCCACCTGCTTCAGCCATTCTATTGCCCGTTCGTAGCGGTCTTTCCGTATCGGCGACATCTTCTGCGGGTTGTGTATGCTGAACAAGTGGTATACGGCGATATCGATTGTCATCATCAGGACAAGCTGGTTGCGTGCGCTGCCTTCGGCCGAGAAGATGGCATCCACGTCGTAGCGTGCACTGAGGTAGCCGCGCATCTCGGCGATGGCACGGTCTTCGCAGATTTCCACCACGGCGGCGTCGTCGCGGGTCAGCCTGCCCAGTATCTCACTGTGGATGCTGGCGTCGTAGTCTTCGGGTTGGATAAACTGGCTCATTTTAATTCTTTCATTATTAATTATTAATATGCTTGTCACAGTCGTTTGGGGTTGCTGCGGGGATTGTGGCGTACCACGGTAATGGGCTTCAGCTGCTGTACCTTCTTCTTGAGGATGCGCAAGCCGCCCTCCACGCAGTCGGGCCCGTCGGCGGGGAACTTCAGGCGCAGGGTGAAGAGTTTGAACTGGTCTTCCAGACGCTTCATGTGCGGGTTGTCCTTTTCCATTTCATTGAATACGAGGTTGCCTTCGCGGTTCAGCGGTTCCAGATTGGCCTCGATGCGGGTCGCCTTGTCAGTCTTGCGGTCTTCATCGGGATGGATATACAGCTGTATGCCCGGCTGTTCCTTTCGCACCTTGGCCACGAGGGGCTTGAATACCTGCTGGAAAAAAGGGTCCTGGAGCTTGTTGTTCTCCATATAGCAATATACGGACGTCTTGCCGCCTACGTACTCGAGCAGCTGCACGTACCATTCGATGAACCCGGCATTAAGCCCGCGGTCCAGACGGGCATTGATGACGTATACCTTATCCTTGAGCTGCCCCATGAGGATGCAGCTCTTGGTACTGCTGTTCTTGCTTTTGTTCTCGCCCGGTGCAGGGTCTCCGTAGATGACGAGGAAGGGGAACTTCTTCAAGTCGGGCACCCGTCCGTAAGTGATTTCCTTGAAGACCTCGCCCTCGGTGACCGGATTGTTGTAGTACTCCTTCTGCGCACTGGCGGCACTGATTTTGCGCAGCACGGTGTCGATGTGCTCTTCCGTATTCTTCTCGGGCCATGTGCTGTGCCCATCCTTGTCGCGTATGTTCACGATGTCGTGATGGTCGGCCAGGGTGGCGGCACGCGCCACGCAGCAGTCGCGGGCAATGATATTCCCGCACCATACAATCAGGGTCGGCTCGCTGATGGAGCGCGTCGCGTAGAATGCCTGTTCGTACCAGTCCCACTTTTTCTGTATGATGTCCGGGTTGCGGCAGTCCTCGTCCGTATCGTAGTCGTCTACCAACAGCACATCCGGACGCACGGCCTCGTTACGGCTGCCGCGCGGAGCATTACCCGCACCGATGGCACGGAAGGCACAGCCGCACTTGGCGATGAACTCCGTATCCGTCCATGAGCCGAGGTTTACCTGCTCGCCATAGTAGGCCTTGATGCGGCCGTTCGCCTCGAAGTTGGCACGATAAGGGTCGAGCAGACGCTTGGCACTGTCTTGGGTGGCACTTGCCAGCATCACGTTCTTTTTCTTTCCGGTCAGTGCCAGGTACATGACGCAGAACATCACTACCGTACTCTTGGCCAGCTCGCGGCTCCATGACAGTACCTCATACCACTCATCGTTCCCCAATATGCGTCTGATGGCTTTCTTATGGAAAGGCGCAAACGGATATTTGGCATACTTCGGAAAAAAGTATTGAATCCATTCCACCGGGTGTGCCTCTAGATAGAGGCGGTGCTTTTCCCGTTCGGCCCGGCTCATGTTCACATCCACCGGGGTGGAGTTGCTGATGTCCGCCTTATATTCTTCCCAGTTGCCGAGCGCGTTTCTTTCTTCCTGCTTCATGGCTACAGCTGGTCTTTTATGAATTTGTCCCAGAGTATGGTTACCTCTTTCGCTTTGTCCAGGTCTATCGGGCGAATCCATTCGATGAACCGTATGCCCACGCTTACAAGGTCGGCAATGCCTACATCCGTTTCCATCTTTTTGATGGCTGCTGCCAGTTTGCCCAGTGTGTCGGCTTCCGGAGCGGTGGCATAGCGTTCTCCTTCCGGGCGCGATAGTATGACGTTATTCAGTTCCATCACCTGGCGGTGCAGGTTGGAAATCTGTTGTTCACGGCTCAGGGTGACACCCACTTTCATCTCCTCCCATTTTTCTGCCTTCATCCATCGAATCACGGACTGGCGTGATACCCCTACCTTTTCCGCTATCTCTTGTTGGGTGAGATTGTCCTTCAGGTAGAGCATGCGAGCGTAGTCTTTTTTCTGTTGTGCGGTAAGTTCGGCCATACGAATTATGTTTTACGATTTTACGCAAAGGTCATTATCCGAGTTGTGAACCGGAAAAAAACGTGGAGCGGTTGCCAGCTATGCCGCACCGCCTGCAAACTTGTTCGCAAGGGTTACACACTTTTTTGTGCGGTTATCGCTGCCGCCGTAAGTTTGCCGCAGATAACAGCGAGCGGACAGTCTCCAATCGTACATAGTAAATCGTCAAATCGTAATAGCAATGCTTTTCAAATCCATACTCAACGAACAAACCGCCTGCCTGCTGCTCTACGGAGAAATCAGCGACGAAGGCGGCGACGGCAGGATAGCCAGCCGGGACATCGTGAACGAACTGATGTACCTGGACAGCAGCTATGCCAACCTGAACGTGCGAATCAACTCCATCGGCGGCGATGTTTATCCCGGCATCGCCATCTTCAATGCCATCCGCCAATGCAAGAGCAATGTCACCATCTATATAGACGGCATTGCCGCCAGCATCGCCGGTGTCATCGCCCTTTGCGGCAAGCGTGTTGAGATGAGCCGTTATGCCCGGATGATGCTGCACAACGTCTCCGGTGGCTGCTACGGCAACAAGAAGGATTTGGCGGACATGATACAGACCATCGAGAGCCTGGAAGACACCATTGCCGACATCATCGGCGAGCGCTGCGGCAAGGATAAGGAAGAGATAAAGAATGCCTATTTCGACGGCACCGACCATTGGCTGAAAGCCGACGAAGCCCTGCAGCTGGGATTGATAGATGCCATCTACGACGTGGAAGCTGTGCCCGACGAAAGTACCACGGACGATATATACCGCATATTTACTAACCGGCTGGAGCTGGAGCAACAGCCACAAAACCCTGATAAAATGAAATTGGAAGACTTTAAGAAAATTCCCCACTTTGCCAACTGCGCCGACGAAACGGCGGTGATGGCCATGCTCGGCGAGACTGCCCGGCGCGCGGACAAGGCCGACGACCTGGAGAAAGAGAACGGCGAACTGAAAGAGCAGCTGCAAAAGCAGGAGGAAGAGCGCATTGAAACCGCCGTGACGGATGCCGTGACCGACGGCCGCATAGGTGCCGACCAGAAGGACACCTACAAGAACATCCTGAAAGCCGACTTCAAGAACGGCATGAGTGCCTTGAAGGCTCTGAAGCCGAAGAAGCTGCTGAAGGACAGACTGGAAGCGCCTGCCGGTGACGGCACTGCTGAAAGTCCCTGGGAGAAAAGACAACGAGAAATACGCGAAGCCAACCGCCGCCCGTAATTCTTCAATATTCATTCTTAATTCTTCATTGACATGGTACCGATTAAGAATCCCAAAAACGCCAAACTGGGCGGTTCGTCCTACTTCGGAAAGAACGTAGGCAGCAGCGTGCGCAGTGCAGGCAGTGCTCCGCAGATACGCGGACGGCAGAAAGTGAAAATGTAGTGCGCCGAGGCGCAAATTAATAATTAACAATTAAAGAATTAAAAGACAATGGCAATTCAAGGATTGAATACCACCAACTACGGTGGCGAAGTACTGGAACACGTGCTCACCCTTGCCACTACCGGCAACGAACTGGTGAATAAAGGGCTTATCATGGTGATTCCGGGTGTGAACAGCGCTATCAGCATTCCGCGTGTGAAGACGGGCAGAATGCTTCAGAAACGCAAGGAAGACCCGACAAAATCGGACAGCAAAGGCGACTTCACCTACAGCGAACGGAAACTGACGCCCAAGGACATGATGGCGTTTACGCTCTTCAACCCGCGTGCCTTCGAGCACATCTGGCGACCTTTCCAGCCGACGGGCGACCTTGTGTTCCGTCAGCTTCCGGCTAATATCCAAAGCCTCCTGCTGAGCGAGCTGCTGAAACAAGTGGGACACGAACTGGGCTACCAGTACATCAACGGCAAGTACGAGGACGGCTCGGACGATATGCTGCTGATGGACGGCATACTGACGCAGGCCGCCAAGGATGAGGACGTGGTAAAAGTGAAGACTGTGGGCACCACCATGCTGGCACGCCTGAAGGAACTGCGCACAGTGATTCCCGTAACCATGCGTAACAACCCCAACCTGCGCATCCTCATGAGCGTGACGGACTTCGACACCTACGACGACGAACTGACGCAGCTTACCAACAAAGGCACGGCTCCTACGGACATCAACCAGGAACGCTACAAAGGCATCCCGTTCGAGGTGCTGACCCAATGGCCCGAAGGACTGATAGTAGCCACCATCTGCGACAGCGGGATGAACGGCAACCTTTTCGCGGCCGTCAACCTGCAGGACGACGAGAATGTAATCCAGATTGACAAGTGGGCCAACGCCAGCGAACTCTATTTCTTCAAGATGCTGATGAAGGCGGATACGCAGATTGGTTTCGGCGAGGAGTTCATTGCGCTGGACTGGCGTGCCGATGGTGCATTTAAACCAGCAGAAGGGTAATGAGCCGCGGACTACGCAATAACAACCCCGGGAACATCCGCTTGTCACGCACCTTGTGGCAGGGGGAGGTGAGGCCTTCGCAAGACAAGTCGTTCTGCCAATTCCGTTCGATGGCATACGGATACCGTGCGCTTATCAAGCTGCTGCAGAATTACCGCCGTAACAACAGCTGCCGCACGGTAGCGGACTTCATCAACCGCTGGGCACCGCCTTCCGAAAACAACACATCGGGCTATATCCGGAGGGTGTGCACCGAAATGCAGGTGCCGGACAGCTATGTGCCCGATGTGAATGACAAAGCGACGATGTGTGCTTTCGCAGCCGCGATTTCGCTGGTGGAAAACGGAGTACCCGCTGTCATGGCGGACGTACATGCCGGTTGGGACTTACTCTAAAATATAGGAGGAACGATGAATGGATACACTTGAATACATGAGGCTTGTCTGTGGTATCCTTACGGCTGTCATAGGCGCCGGAGGATTCAAGATGTATATAGACAGAAGGAAGTACATCCAGGAAGTGGAGAAACTGAAGGCCGATGTGCAGGCTGCGCAGGTGAACACCCGCGGCAGCGAGCTGGACAACGTACAGAAAGCGATGCAAATCCTGATGGACCAAATAGTAGAACCCTTAAAACAAGAAATCAATGCGATTAGAAAAGAACTCGGGAAACTCCGCAGGGCCGTGGAGAAGTCGAATACTTGCCGTTTTGCTACTGACTGCCCTGTGCGCAGCGAGCTGCAAAAGCCCGATAAGGTTGGAGAAAACCACTTCCCTCGACAGCCTGCGCGGCGTAAAACGATTCGCTCTGATACAACAGCCGATACCGCCAAGTCTGGCGAAGACGGCCTTTCCGACTGCGATATTGAACCGAATACCTATCGGTACCGGGTTTAGTGCCCGCAGCGGGCAGGCAGCGGTGAACGTAAACCGGATATCGGGCGACAGCATCGAAGTGACCGCCACGTGCGACAGCCTGGCCCGCGAGGTGATTATCCTGACGGAAGAAAACATCCGCATACGCAATGAACTTCTGGAAAAGGAAGAAGACCCTCCGCCTGAAGTGGTACATGCACCTACGGGTTTCCAATGGTTCCAGATATGGATAGGGCGGCTGGCCGTTGCCGTCCTTCTTCTGATACTGATTAAACGGCGATTAAAACCCAATTAAATAGCAAAGAATATGGCAGTGAAAGATAATAACGGACTGATTTACGGCATCGGTAAATTGAAGTTCAACAACAAGGAAATCGGATGGATTAGCCAGGAAGGCTTGTCGCCGAAGGGTGAGGCCAAGCAGACTACTCCTATCTATGCCGCCCAGGTGCAGGATGGTCCGGTGGATGAGATAACCAGCAGCCCCGGCACTACTGCTTTCGGCTTCAAGCTCATCCAGTTGAAACCTGAGATGTGTAAAGACTTGTTTGGCGGTACGATTGCGACGGCCGACGGCGCTTATGAGCCACCTACGGACTTCAAAGATTTGGAAGGACCGTTCGAAGTGGAATGTGTCAGCGGCCATAAAATTGAAATTCCCCGCGCGAAGATGAGTGGCGAACTGGCCGATTCCATCAACATGAACGGTGTGTTGAGTTATGACTGCACGGTGAAATGTCTGAAACCTTTGGAGACCGGCGTGACCCGTTACCGCATTGTCCCTCCGCAGACCCAGGAAGGATGATATGGAACAGACGGAACAGTTGAAAGCTTCCGCATTGATGCTTGATATGGGCGTGGCGATTCCCGTCCGCCCATTCAAGTTTCTATACCGGAAAAAGAAACCCCGCAGCGTAGTTATGCGGACGTCGGGGCTTGGCAATCTGATGAGGATTTCGAACTTGCATCTGCAGATGGGCATCACCTATGCCGAAATGCAGGAATATACTTTCGAGCAGAACATGAAGTTTATAGCCGAGCATGAGATTACGGTCAGCCGCATGGTGGCCTATACATTGGTGCGGAGCAAGTTCTGGGGAAGGTTGCTGAACCGCCCCGTAGCCTGGTGGCTCCGTTGGCGCGTCCATCCCATGTTCCTGCAGGAAGCCATGTTCCAGTTCCTCACCATGCTCGACCCGAAGTCTTTTCAGACTACTATCAACTCGGTGGAAATGATCAATCCGATGAAGCCGAACTTGAGCCATTCCGGCAGCGGGAGTTAAAGGGGTACACAGAATCCCCCCATAGCCCGTTCGGGTTAGTCTGGCAGGTGGCCACAGCTACCGGCTGGAGTATAGACTACATTCTTTGGAAAGTGCCCTATCCGATGCTGTTACTCATGGCGAAGGATGCCCCTCGATACGTTTCGGTAGAAGAACAGAAGAAACGGCAATATAAGGAATTGATGAAGAAAATGCAGAAAGAAAGCGCTGTAGGCAAAGACCCGGTGACCTTCTTCCAAACCCACATATCAGCAGACTGATGGAACCCGTAGAACTTACCATAATCACCCGCAACAAGACCAAGGAAGGATTGGACGAGATTGCACGCGATACCACCAAGGTGGGCAAGACCGTAGAGCAGGTGACGGCCGACTTCAAGGCGCGCATGAAGGAACAGAGCGAGGTGGTGAAGCAGGTGGAAGCCGATATCAAGTCTTTGGAGAAACAATTGAAGAAAGCAGCTCCCGGTAAAGCCAAAATGGCGGTGGTTGCCGACTTGGAAGCTGCAAAGAAAGTTCTTGCCGAAGAGAAGGGCGAACTGGCTTCCTTGGAAAAGCAGGTGGAGCAGTCTTCGCAGAAGCACATTATGCTGCGCACGGAAATCCGCAATCTGAAGGAACAGATGGCGGGGATGACGGAAGGGACACAAGAATATGCTGCCGCCATGCAGCAACTGGGCGAGATGCAGGACCGCATGGGGGATATCAATACTCAAGGAAGAATATTCTCGGACGACAACAAGAATATCAGGGCCACGATGGATGCGGTGTCCGGGCTTACCGGAGTGATGACGGCAGGTGTAGGTGTGGCTTCCCTCTTTGGCGTGGAGCAGGAGAAGCTGGCAGAGATACAGACCCGGCTGCAGGCTGTGATGGCGATTACCATGGGTGTGCAGCAGGTTGCCAATACGCTGAACAAGGACAGTTACTTCACGCATGTGCTGCTGGCAGGTGCCAAGAATATGCTGACGGCGGCGAACACCCGGTTGGCGGTTTCGTTGGGCATCTCCAATGTGGCAGCCAAGGCGCTGATGGCGACACTTACGTTGGGGCTTTCGGCGGCAATCACGGCCTTGATTTATCTTTGGAATAAATACAGTGATAGAACAGCGGAAGCTCAAAAGAAGCTAAATGCTGAAATCGAGAAGACCGGAACCGCTATTCAACAAATATCCAATGATGTGGACTTTGAAACCCGCATTGCCGAAGCGGCCGGAAAGTCGAAGAAAGAGCTGATTGAACTTCGGAAAGAAGCTGCTAAAACAGCTCTTGCCATGGCAGATATAGCTTTCGATGAAGCCAATGCTAAGTTTATGAAGGGTGATGCCACCAGAGAACAACTGGAAGCTGCTCGCGAGAATTCTCAAAAAGCATGGGACAATTATAATAAAACGATGCAGGATGCGGTTATCCTCGATTATGAGGAACGCGCCGAAAAGAAGAAAAAGGATAATGACAAGCAGGGCAAGGCTGATGAATTTGCTGAAGCCGAACTCAAAGCACGCCAGAAGATAAACGACATGATCATTGCCCTGATGAAAGAGGGCGAGGAAAAGAAAAAAGAACTGGCACTAAAGCAGTTTGATGAAGAGCTGGCGCGCATCGACCGGGAAGAGCGCGACCGTCTGAAGGCTTTGCAGGCAGCGCAGAAGAACGGAATGGCAGTAACGCCCGGACAAGTGGCTACCGTGAAGGACCAGGCAACCCGGCAACGGAACCTGGCCGGAGAGCGATACATGAAGGATTATTATGACATATCGAAAGAATATGCCGATAAGGACAAGAAACTGAAGGAAGAGGAAGAACAATCGTGGATTGACTATAATAAGGAATACGGCACTTACCAGGAAAAGCGCATCGCCATCGTCAAGGATTACGAAAACAAGATAGCCAAAGCCAGGACCGGTGGTGAAAAAGCATCCCTCAAAAAGGAACAGGACAAGGTATTGAAAGAACTCGATCTGGATAACCTGAAAAAAGGAATAGACTGGACTTCTGTCTTCGGCAATTTGGATAAAGTGTCTACCGATGCCCTTGGCAGATTGAAGAAGCAGCTTCATGACTTCATCAAGGAACAGAAGAACCTTTCTCCCGAGAATATCAAAGAAATCGTTCAAGCCATCAACAGCATCGAGCAGGAAGAGAAACAGCGTTCTCCTTTCCAAGCGATAAGCGACTCCTTCACCGTTCTGACCAAAGCCAACAAGGAAGCGGCGGAAGCCCGTAGGGAATATAACAAGGTGCTGGCAGAAGGTACAGAGCAGGAAAAGAAGGATGCCGCAGCCAAACTGGACAGTACCGAAGCGGCCAGGCGCAAAGCCCGGGCAGAAGCTACCGACTCCCTGCATGCCGGTGTGGACAAAGCCCGTGAATATGCGGAAGTGGCCGAAGGCGTGTTGGGCATCATCAACGAACTGGGCATAGAGACACCTGAATGGCTGGACGGCTATATGGAGGGCATGAATGAGATTATGAACGGTCTTGCACAGATGGACCTGACCAAACCGATGACGGTTCTGACCGGCGGACTGCAGACCATAAAGGGGGCTGTGAAGTCAATAGTCTCCCTGGGCGGTACCATCAGCCTGTTCAATAGTGCCGATTATTCGGACTACAACGAGATGGTTGCCAAGTATGACGTGCTTCTGGATGTATGGGATGCCTTGCTGAACAAGAAGAAAGCCTACATCAAAGAGAGTTACGGGGCAGAGGCGACACAAGCCGGTGCGGAAGCCCTGAACCTGCTGAATGCGGAACGGGAAGTAACAAAGCGTTTGGCGAATTCCCGGCTGGGTTCCGGTTCCTCTGCCGGGTCGCACTCGTTGCAGTACCGGATGTGGAAGGGCTCTTATAAATATGAGGGAAAGAACTGGCGGGATGTAGCCGGAGATATATCCAAACAGCTGGACGGTGTGAAATTTGACGGCATGAGTGACATGCTGAACATGACCGGTGAGCAGCTGGAATGGATAAAAACGAATTATACCGGACTGTGGTCTGCCATGGACGGTGACTTCCGTGGATATCTGGACAACATCATTGAATACGGCGAGGCCGAAAAGGAAATCCTCGAATCGGTAAAAGAGCAGGTAACCGGTATTTCCTTTGACAGTTTTGAAGACTCATATCTGAATATGCTGTCTGACATGAGCCTGAAGAATGCGGATTTTGCCAAGGACTTTGAAAAGAAGTTACAGGAATCCATTCTTCGCTCGATGCTGGCAAAGAATTATTCCACCCGGATACAAGCCTTGTACGACAGTTGGGCGAAGGCCGGTGAAGACGGAACTTATACACAGCAGGAGATAGAAGACTTAAGAAACATGCAAAGCCAACTGACCGATGCCATGCTGGCAGAGCGGGACAAGATGGCGGCAGCCTTCGGTTGGAGTGCGGATGACGGCAGCAGTTCCTCTTCCCAGTCAGGACGTGCAGGCGCAGTGACTACCATTACAGAAGAGACAGCCGGCAAGATAGAGGGTATCGCCACGTCCATGCAGATACACGTTATCAGTATGGATGACAAGATGACGGATATATCGCAATATGCGTATGAGGCTATCGGCATTCTTAACACGATTGCGGAGAATACGGCTTTCTGCAAGTATCTGGAAGGCATTGCCGATGGGATGGAGAGAATGGAACGGGACGGAGTAAAAATGAGATAATTATGAAGATATTGGAAGGATTACTCACTATCAATGGTGTGGATATATATAAAGAGTATAACGCTTTCCTGGCAGAAGATAGTGCTGCCGGCCATTCTAACTATGATGAACTGCTGAAGGTTCCTGCCATGAAAGCATATACAACTGTGTCGTTTCGTGAAGAGAACGGGGAGCGTTTGCCGGATGTGCTGCCGGAACCGCATTACGAGGCTCGCGACGTAACGTTGCAGTTCGGCATACTTACCGGCACGAAGGAGGAGTGGTACCGGAAATTTGTAGCCTTCCAGACTTTTCTTGGAAGTGGCTGGCTGGTATTGTCTCTGCCGGAACTGGGAACTACCTACCGGATGTATTTCAAGAGTTGCACGAACCAGCAGATGATGACCCCTTTCAAAATCGGAGACAAGTTTTACGGAAAGATGAAAATGAAATTCCGGGAGCCGAATCCTTATACAACGATTGACCCTTTAAATAACGATTAAACGCTGTTCAAATGAAGCTGAATATCTATAACCAATCCGGCGAACTTAAGCTGACTGCCGGCACGTCTCCGTCATCCACGCTCAATCAGGAGCTGATGACCGAAGATGCCATCTCCGCCAGCTTCACACATCCTTTTTTCGTGCTGCTCGAGGTGAACGACTACGTGCTGCTCGAGGGCGTGAAATATAGTATCAAGAAAGAGTACAAGCCGAAGCAGAAGAACATGCAGACGTACAGCTACTCTGTGAAGTTCTACGCGCCGATACACGACGCCGAGCAGGTGATGTATCTGAACCTGACGGACGGGGCTTACGAACCGCAGTTCTCGCTCAACGGCAGCCCGAAGGCTCACCTGCAGAAGTGGGTGGAGAATATGAACCGCATCTACGGCCGCGAGGTGTGGGCCGTGGGAGATGTGGCGGAGGCTTCGTGGCAGACGATAGACTACGACAATACCACCTGCTGGGATGCGCTAACCAGGATATCGGATGCTTTCGAGCTGGAATGGTGGGCGGACGGCTTCAAGATGAACCTGACCCGCTGCGAGCGCGGAGAACGCGTTTCGTTGGGCTACATGAAAGGGCTGATATCACTTACCCAGGCAGAGAACAGCGAGGATGTACAGTTCTTCACCCGTCTGATTCCGCTGGGATCAACAAGGAATATAGACCGCAGCCGCTACGGATATACCCGCCTGCAGCTGCCGGACAAGGCGAAGTATGTGGACCGCAATACGCAGTATGGATTATACGAGCATGTGGAAGAGGCTGCTTTCGCTGAAATCTTCCCACATTACACCGGTACGGTGTCCGTAGTGCGGTCTGAAGAGAAGACAGACGACGAAGGCAAGAAGTTCACTGTCTTTTATTTCAACGACGAGAATATGATGTTCGACCCGAACAAGAACGAGATAGCCGGCTTGGTGAAGCGCCTCTCCTTCCAGACCGGTGACCTTGCCGGTCAGGGAAATTCTGATAACGGGAATTACTGGTTTGACGCGAACTACAATTCTGATACACTGGAATGGGAAATCATCAACACGTATCCCAACGGGGAGATGCAGATACCCGGCGGTAATCTTATTCCCCGTCCGGAGGATAAGTATATTCCCTGGAACTTCCGCATGCCGGAATCGTATGAGGTGCAGGCGGAACTGGAATACGAGGCCGCAGTAACGAGCTTTCTGGAGAAGTACAGCGATGACATATCAATCTACGGCGGCGATACGGACTATACCTATGTGGACAGATACAAGGTGACACTGCAGCCGGGACAGCGAGTTCGGCTGCTGAGTGCCAAGTATTTCGCTGGCGGCTATTACGACACCCGGATGACGAAGGTTGTTCGGAAACTGGACAACCTGAGCATCGCCACCATCGAATGCACCAACAAGGTGGGCAAGGGCTGGAAGCGGACGGTGGAAACCAGTCTGTCGCAATTGCAGTATGTGGTGGCAGCCGGTGGCGGTCCGGGCTCCGGAAGTGGCAGCGGTTCTGTCGTAACTGAAGTCTCGGACAAACTGAAGAAGGACATACTGGTGAACTCGGCCGCCGTGGGCTATATCAAGAAGGGTGACGTGGTGGCTGCCGGGCAGACCTGGGAGAGTATATTCCGCAACATGCTGTACCGGCCGGTGGGCGCAGAACTACGCAGCAGCATATCGACCTCGAACGACGTGGAATACGGCACGCCGAAAGGGTATATCACCTACACGGCCACGTGCAACGGTCAGGGAGCCATGACGGAAGCCTACTATGATGACAAGAAGGAGAACAAGCTGAGCTTCTCGGAAGAGAATTCCGGCATCCAGACGGCTGTCAGGCGTCTGACGGGTGTCTATACCCAGCGGGAGACCTACAAGGCTACGGTGACCTATGGCGCGTCTGCAGACGCGCAGCTGCCGGCGAAGACACTGACCGACACCATCAGCGTGAACGTGCGCCGCAAGTGGTTTGCCGGGGTTGTGGACTCTGTGCCTGCCACATCGGCCCAGGTACGGTCACTCGGCCGCGGCGGGATGTACACCGGCTCCGGCAGCTACAAGTTCAGTGTCGGCCGGTGGAAGACAATCGTAATCTGCATACCTGAGGGAACCGTGAGCGAGCTCACCCTGACCGCATATCCCGGCAACTTCATCGAAGACGCCGGAGTGTGCAGCGGCCCCGCCCCCATCTCCGTGGAGGGCGCCAACGGCAGCACGGCCAAGGACTACAGCATGTGGGTGATACGGACCGACGGCACGAACGATGCCGATACATTCACATTCAAAACGAGTTGACATGGTAAAGATAAACGGAAGCAGCTTCGCGCTGCAATACAAGAGGACAACGTACCGGCCTATCGACAGCTCGTCTGTATTCGATACCATAGAGGACGCACGCGTATACGCGAGGAACACCGACACCGAAGCCTATTTCCCCTATGCGGGACAGCTCGTGTCCACCCTTGAGAACGGGGGCGCCGTCTACAAGCTGTCGAAGGACGACAGCATACCGGAGACCGACGGGAAGAGGCACTTCAAGCTTGACCCCATAGGCAGCAAGAACGACAACGACGACCGCTACGTGCGCAAGGATATCGCCGAGACCATCCAGAAGCTGATGACCTTCATCGAGGGCATCAACGTGAAGGGTACGGCAACGCTGAACGAGATTATACTGCTGAAAGATATTGTATCAAAAAACTTTGCCGCCGGTGGCAGCGGTTTCGGCATCTACCGGGACGCGGACGGCAACTACCATCTCGACATCGACTTTGTGGACATCCGGAAGAAGCTGAGCGTGGAGGACATCCAGGTGCAGCAGTCCACCTATGTCGGGGGCAGGCAGTACAATACCGGCGGTGGCATCATCTGCAACCGCGTGGAGGACAAGGGCGCATACTGGCGCTGCTATTTCCGCACCACAGATTCGGAGGGACGTACCGTATACAACACCTTCCGGGAGGATGACCAGGCCATCTGCGAGACGTTCAACCTGAAATCGGGCAACCACTACTACTGGCGGCTCGTGACGGGTACGGGAGACGACTACATAGACCTCTCCAAGGACGACTGTGCATCGGGCAGCGACATCCCGCTTGCCGGAGACAGCATCGTGCAGCTCGGCAACCGGACGGACACGGGCCGACAAGGTGCCATTGTATGGGACAGCGTTACCGCCGGAGGGCCTTACGTGCGCATATACAATGGGATAAACTCGTACACGATGCCCGAACCGTTGATTGACTTCAATACGGTGCTCAGCGAGATTACCGCCAGGTTCATCAACCAGGCCACCGGTAAGGATATGGACAAGACCCTTGACGACATGCAGGTGAATCTCGACATTATCAAGCAGCAGACGGACAAGGAGTACACGATGTGGTTCTATGACTATGAGCCTACATTGAGTAACATTCCCGCTTCGGAATGGACGACTGCGGAGCTGAAGGCCATGCACGACCAGGACCTGTTCTACAACACCGCTACCGGGCAGGGCTACCGGTTCGAGTCAGGTACCTGGGAAGAAATCACCGACCACCTGACGCTGAAGGCGCTGGAAGATGCTAAAAAAGCGCAGGATACGGCCGACGGCAAGCGGCGTGTATTCGTGTCGCAGCCCACCGCGGCCGATGACTACGACATGGGGGACATGTGGGTGAACGCGACGTACAATGACGGCACCACTATTTACAAGAATGATGCTCTCGTATGCAAGACTGCGAAGGTGGCAGGAGCAGCATTCAGCATCAGCCATTGGAAACCTTCTTCCACGGCAACTACTGCCTATATCGAGAACCTGGGGGACCGCATCACGGTTGCGGTGACGGATTCGGAAAATGGCATTGCCGAGGCTACGAGGCTTGCCAACCAGGGTATCAGCGATGCCCGGGACGCTTATTATCTTGCCCGGGGGGCGCAGGATACGGCTGATGAGAACACGGCGGCCATCCAGGTGACAAAGGACTCCATCGCCGCGCTGGTTGAAGGCATCCACTTCGACGGCTCCGGAAACATCACGAACATCAACACTTCCGGGCTGGTGACGACGGCTGATTTCAACTCGCTGCTGTCTAAGAAGGTGAGTTTTGATGCGGCGGGGCATATCACGAACATCGACAAGTCGGGGCTCATCACCGAATCAAACCTTGTGCAGATGTTTGCAGAGAAAACCGCTTCGGATGGTTATGTAAAGAAATCGTATATAGCCGCTTTCGTTACCGAGCTGCCCGACGGGAGGTTCCAGAGCAATGCGCTGGTGAGCGCCGACCTCATCCGGTTCAACGGGCATATCGTGGCGAACGACACGTTCGTGGTGGACAAGGACGGAAACTTGACGCTGAATGACATTACCGCCAATAACCTTACATTATCGGGTGACATCAACGGGAATAATGCCACGCTGAATGACATTACGCTGAATAATGTTACAGCTAACAGTGGAACATTTATTGGTACTGTGACAACTGCTGCCAAGGGGACGAGGATTCAGATAGACCCAGCAGACAATTCTATAAAGATGTACAACCAAGATGGCAATGTTGTCGGTGAAATGGAATTCCTGCAAGAGCAGTGGGCTGGATATACTAATTATTATCCTATGATAAGATTGATGCATTATCGCGGTGGAACGTTATTCAATGACACCATTATCAGTTCGGAGAATATATCCATCTTCGACATGCAATTAGGGGATGTGTATGGCTGCCAAATAGACCCGAAACTCGGAATAATTTTCACCAAGAACGGTACAGAAACGAAAAGATATCCAAAAAGTTAAGACTAATAAAATCATAATTATGAAAATCAACTTTAGAAAAATCGAGGCCCAGACCTCATTCGAGGGCGGCAGACAGACCTTCGACGCCGCGGAAACCGTCGGCAATGAAATGATGTACAACGGCAGTATCCTGCTGGACATAGGCTTTGAGGACTTAGCTAAAAGCATCTACTATTCAAAGGATGCAGTGGAGATTCCTGAACGATACAGCAAGGCCCTTGAGCTTGTAGTCAAGAACTCCCGGCTCATAGCCGCAGTGAAGCGTGAAATTATCAACCAACTGAACGTCAAGTGACATGGGCTACATCAGGTTCGTTTTGAGCAAGCGCGTGACCGGTGACGATGGAGGTGCCACGAATGCGGTCATCAGCCGTATCGAGAGTGACATGGCCGACACGGGCATGCTCGAGACGAACCTGATAATGCACGCCCTTGCCGCGCGTGGCGGCAAGGTTGTTGAGATTGTAGACTTCATACTGGACTCAAGCAGGCTTGATGACAACGATATATTAGGATAGGTTATGGATAAATTAAACAGAAACTTCGTTCGTGGCAACATCCTCAAGGCCGAGGAACTGAACGAGCTTGTCGGAAAGATCAACGAGTTCGCCAAGTGCGTTAATGACAACAGCCTCGAGACGAACAAGGCGGCGATGCAGAGCTTGAAAAACGCCCTGCAGGAAGTGAGGAATGCGCAGCTTGTCATCGGCACCGACCCGGGTACGGCCTTCGACGGGGCGGCGGGTGCGACGCTTGAACAGACTGTGCGCGAACTGGCCGGAGGCGCCGGAACCATGTACAGCGTATATGTCCGGAACAACATGGCCTCGCTCGGCTTCGCCACCCAGTACGGCGAGGAGTGCGTGCTTGACTTCTCCTTCATCTCGCAGTATCGCGACAGCCTGGACGAACCCTACAAGTCTACCGGAGAACTCGGCCTGTGCACTATCATGATGAAGAACGCCAAGTATGCCGACTTCACCGTGGTGAAACAGATGGAAGTCTCTTCGGGCGTATCCATCAGGCAGGACATAGCCGAATGGCTGTCATCAGGCAGCAACAGCGTGAAGATTTCCATCAAGGGGGAGAATACCGACAAGACCACCGCACCGGTGACGTACAACGTGCAACTCACGTCATTGGGCATCAGCGCCCCGAACTTCGCCTGGTGGACGGCGTTCTCCGGAGACATCAACATCCCGATGATAATCAACGGCAACATCAACAAGACGCTGCACTTGACCGTCACCGGCGACGGCTACAGCCAGAGCTACGACAAGGCGATAGGCACAGCCGTGTATCTGGATACTCCGTATATCTACTTGCTGGAGCATCCGGGAGCGACGGGCGTATACAACGTGAGTTTCTATCTTTCCAACTCCGACAATACCATCCAGACAAAATCCGTATCGGTCAACATCATGTGCATCCGTACGGCCAGCGAAGTCGTGAAGCTTATGTGCGTGAACAACGTGGCGGAACAGCTCACCAACTGGCAGGACAACACGGTGTTCGACTACGCCATCTACGACGGTCCGTCCGCACTGACCGAGGCAAGGTTCTCCATCACCAGAGACGGCATGGAGGTGTACAGTTCCGAGAATGACGCCATCGTGGCGAACGCAAGGAACACCTTCACCTACCCGATGGAGGTGGAGACGGACGACGATGCCGACTTCGGCGTCACGGTCGGCGTGACGGACGGTACGGATGCCCTGACGGAACCCATTTTCCTGCCGGTGAACAACTCGCTGGGCTATTCGGCTACGGCAGGCGCCGCACTCTATATCAATCCTCGGACCCGTGCCAACTCGCAGACGAATTACAGGAGCGTCATCAACGAGGCGGACAAGACGGCCGTACCGGTAGAGTGGAGCAACCTGAACTGGAGCAACGACGGATGGGCGGCTGACGCCGACGGAGTGAAGGCACTGAAGATATTCGCCCGCAGCAGGGCCGTGATAGACTACCGCCCCTTCGCCACGGAAGCCGCCCGCCGGGGCAAGACCATCGAAATCGACTTCAAGGTGGAGAATCCCTCGGATGCCAGCAAGGACATCGTCACCATTGCGGAGAACAACGTAGGCCTGCGCGTGTCGGGCGAGAACGTATCCTTCTTCTCCCAGTCCATGCAGGAGAGCTCGACGCAGGACGTACCTATAGACAACGGTGTGCGTATCCGCCTGACAGTAGTCGTGATGCCCGATGCCTACGGGAATGCAGGGTTCAACATTGTGGCCATCTACATCAACGGCAAGAAGAACCGGCAGTATGCCTACGAGAACAACGACTACTTCCGCAATGACGGCAAGATTGTGCTGGGTAGCGATTATGCCAACCTCTACCTGTACGGGCTGCGTGTCTACGACAGTGCATTGCCTTCGGAAGCCGTACAGAAGAACTATATCAACCAGCTGGTGACCACCGACGAGAAGCTTGCGGAGAAAAACGTCAACCTCGTGCTGGACGGTGAGGGTGTGAATATCGACTTCAATGCCACGAAGCTGCTGTACAACGTGTTTGTGGTAGACAAGCCTTTCCCGAACCTGATGAACCCTTCGGGCGTGGCGGGTAATCTGGAAGTCTTCTTCAAGGACAAGCCGGAGAGGAACTTCACGCTTACCAATCTGCTGGTGGAAGGCCAGGGTACATCTTCCAAAAAATACCTGGAGTGGAATATTAGATTTAAGATGAAAGGGCTGAAGGACGCTGATGGAAACAAGATAGCCTCCATCGCGACCTATGCCGACGGTACCACGGACAAGAACTGTGTGCTGATGTACGACAACGTTCCGAAGTCCGGGCGCCTGACCGCCAAGAAGAACTGGGCGAGCTCCATGCAGGACCACAAGGCAGGCAGCGTGGGTGCCTACGATGCCCTCTTCAAGGAGACAGGCATGAAGAACGAGGCGATGGCTGCCGACCCGAAGATACGTGTGGCCGTCTATCAGGAACCGTTCATCGGCTTCTCGAAGTCCGTGAACGAGGAAGGGCAGGATGTATATACTTGCATGGGAGAATTTACGTTCGGCCCGGACAAGGGAGATGACCTTTGTTTCGGTTATGATACGGAGGCTTTCCCGGAACTTCTCTCTGTAGAGGGCTCGGACAACGCACCGCTGGGGGCACTGTTCCGTGTGCCCTGGAACCGCGGCAAGTCATACTGGGCGTACAATGCCGATGAGGAAGCCTTCCAATATAATGATACCAATTGCTGGGACTTCGACGCCGGAGAGCTGAATGCCGACGAGACCGAACCGCTCTCTGCGCAGAGGTGGATAGATTCCTATAACGCCGTATATGTCTGCAACAACCGCATCCGTCCGTTTGGCGGCACGCTGGCGGAGCTGAATGCTTCTGTTGCGGAATATCGGAGCACGGGGTATGAGTACTGGATTGCCAAGACCGGCGATGCCGACCTCTACAATCTGTACTACTATGAGGCGGCGGAAGGGAAATTCATCCCTTCGGACATCGGGGCCGGGCAGATTAACCTTAAGACACAGCTCAAAGAGTATTTGAGCTGTGATTTATCAGCCTTCACGGCCGACCAGCTGAATGAACTGTTCGTCAATGCGAGGAAGCAGCTTTTCCGGGCTACCATACCCGACTGCTTCGACATCAGCGACGCCGTATTCCATCATAATTTCGTGGAGTTTACGGCCGGAACCGACCAGCGGGCGAAGAACACCTATCCGTATAACTTCTGCACTACCGGCAGCAAGTGGCGGTGGCGCCTGGACGATGCCGACACCATCTTCCCGATAGACAACCAGGGTCAGGACCGCAAGCCCTACCACTGCGAGATGCACGATGTTTACAGTAACGGCCAGCCCATCTGGAACGGCGAGACATCCGTATTCTGGAACATGCTCGAACTGGCATTCAGCGCCGAGATTGCGGCAGGCATGCGGAAGATGCTCAGTGCCATGGAAAGCCTGTGCGGACAATCCTCGGGCACTCCCTATGACAAGGTATATGCCTTCTACAAGAAGTATTATCTCGGCATCAAGAACTATTTCCCGGCCACGCTGGTCAACGCCGATGCCAAACGCTACGAGATAGCCAAGATAGCCTACAACAGCGGCTCTTATACCAACGACACCGACCCTATCACCCAATCGCATGGCGACTTCTGCTCTGCCGAAACCGCCTGGGTGAAGAAGCGCATCATGTACATCATGTCGAAATACAGCTACGGTCTGTTTTCAAACAGCGGAACGGACACCATCATCGTGCGTGCAGCAGGCGACCTGATAGATTACGAGATAACCCCGGCATTCGACATGTACCCGGCCATTGCAAACGGTACCAGCATCGTGCAGGGCGCAAGGACCAAGGCCGGTGAAGTGTGCCGGATGACCATCGACCTCGGCGGCTCTGCCGACCAGCAGAACGCCATCCAGGCGGCGAGCTGGCTGCTCTCCATCGGCGACTGGCACCGGAAGAACGTCAGCGGCACCATGGTGGTCCGTGGCCGGCGCCTGACGGAGCTCATCCTGGGCAGCAAGACCGAAAACGTCATCATCACCATCACCGGGCTTACCCTTGCCGACTGCGGCAGCCTACAGAAAGTCCTGTTGTCAAACATTGCCACCTTGCAGGGTACTCTTGACCTGAGCGCCTGCCAGAATATCCGTGAGATATATGCGGACGGAACCAATCTCAGCCAGATTAAGGTTCCGGAAGGCGGCAGTCTTGAAGTCATCGAGTATCCGGCAAACAACAAGTACATCGGCTTCAGGAACTTCCCCCTGCTGTCCACCGGTGGATTGCGCATCGGCCAGTGCGCCCCGAATGTGACAGACTTCTGGGTGGAGAACTGTCCTTTGCTGCAGCCCATGAAACTGCTGTCTGACGTCATCGAGGCACAGCAACCGCAGGGTGATGCCCACGCGCTGAAACATATCCGCGCAATAGGTTTCAATGAGGAGTATTACACGGCCGACGCACTCGACATGCTCGCCCGCCTCTCCGACGGCAGCTACTCCGGCTTGTCAGCCGAGGGACTGTCCGGCGAAGACCCGATACCGGTACTGGAAGGCACCATTACTGTGCATTCCAAGTACTACCAGGACACGGTGGATGCACTGAGAAGTGTATTCAACAGACTGAATCTGGTACTTGTCGGTGAAGCGGCCATTCATTTCAAGGACGCGGAAGCCCGGCGCATCTGCCTTGGCATATGGGATGCCGACAAGGACGGCTATATAACGGAAGAGGAAGCGGCCGTTCAACAGGTAATCAATGCCGGCACATTTGCAAACAATACGCGGATTGTCTCGTTCAATGAGTTCAAGTGGCTAAATTTCACCACCTCGTCCAATAATCTGTTTACCGGATGTACGTCTTTGCAAAGTATCGAATTGCCGGAAAACAGGAATATCAGATACCAATACTTTTACGGATGCGTCTCTCTGGAAAGATGCATAATAGGCAATGGGTGCGACACTATTTCAAAGCAGGCTTTCTACAATTGTGGGGCGTTGAAAGAAATTTCCATTCCTGACACAGTGACAACTATTGAGTCTGGCGCTTTCGGCGGCACCGGAATTTCGGAATTCGTATATCCGCCCCATGTCACAGCAATTAGCGGATTGGGGGATATGCCACGACTGACCCGTGTGGAAATCGGGGAAAATGCCGTGTCGGTGACCGGTATGGGGAATTCTCCTCTGTTGAAGACCCTGATAATACGGACCGAAACACCTCCGTCGACCGATTACTGGACACTGCTTAACGCTCCCCGGATACCTGACATCTATGTGCCCGACAATGCTGTCAACGCCTACAAGACATCAAACGGATGGAGAAAGTGGGCTGCGTACATCCGGCCAATGAGTGAGATAGTGGAAAGTTAGTAAAACGGTGGGAGGAACTTTCTCTCCGCTGTCTATTCAGGCTATTCCAAAGAGATTTCCTTTGCAAATTCCTCTGGAATATCCACTTCCTCGTAGTGTTCTGGGAGCTCCAATATCGGTTCTACCGGTAGTACAATAGGCGGAAACAAAAGGAGTGGATAGTATGTAACTATGCGGCTCCACATGGAAAACAGATCTCACTTTTTTAGGTGTACATCATAGCTAAGGTTTATACAAAGATAGGTAAAATGTATGATTTGAGATGTTTTTTAATGGCTTTTGAAAGGTGTTTAGAAAGTCCCGAAAAGCGAATAAACTTTCGCAATTCGTTTTGTGTTAATAACTCTAAAAAACTCACAAAGTGATTTGAAAAAGTAGCACAGAACGTTTTGCGGTTTATAATAGAGCCGGAAGAGTGGGTGAAACAATGTCCCTGCTTTGATGCGGCGACTATACTGACAGAACCGCCACCACCCAATCCGGCATGCTTATAAAATGTTTTTATTCTCTTTCTTCGTGCTCTTCGCGCGCACGTATATATATAATGTATAGTTATTTTCTCTCTTTTTCCTTTCTTCAAAATTGTTCATGCGAAATGCATTTATGAATCAGTAAGTTACAAAAAAGTTTCATTTTTATTAAAAAAAATGATAGATATGTTTGGCTTGTATTGTTAAATCCTATACCTTTGCACCCGCTTTCCAAGAGAAGGAAAGTGGTAAGATTGAAATACTGAAACAGAAGTGTGGAAGGTGACACAGAGAAATAAAAAGAGATAAAAATATTTTTCGAAAAACATTTGGAACTTATTAATAATTCTCCTTATTTTTGCAGTCCGACTCGCAAAGAAAAAGAACTTTTCTTGTTTTGCTTTTCTTATCCTTGTTTAAAGGATTTGAAAATACAGAAAAGAGAAAAAATAAAAAAAAAACTTCCGAAAATATTTGGAAGATATGCTTTAAAGTTCTTACCTTTGCATCCGCTTTCTGAAAAGAACAGCAATCGTGAAACGAGCGATCTTTGAACAGATTTACATAAACAATACAAGTAGTACAAGAGCAGGTGCTTCGCAAATTAATAATTGGAAACTAATGATTAAGGCGCGTCGTACCTGGGTAAAACAAAAGAACCGTCAATACCTGTTTTATATAAATAGGTAAAGATAAACTTTTTGAATTCGAGCGTCCTGAACAGATAATTAAGCTGTCGCACTTTAATTTTTAATTTGCGCAGTCAAGATACTTTT